CAGGATTACGGTAAACCAAATTAAAGCTACACTCCAGACCGCTGGAACTGTAACCCAGGTTAATACACTTGCTCCGATTTCTGGTGGGCCAATTACATCAACAGGTATAATTTCTCTTAATGCCCAAGGTGTAACAAATAATTATCTTGGGCCAATGCCCACTAAAACAATCAAGGGCAATGCAACTTTAGCGTCTGCATCTCCACAGGATTTAACTGTTTCAGACACGTTAAACTTGCTCGGCATTGGCGGCATTGCAACGGGCACGTTTCTTGGCAATATAACGGGTGGGCCTGCAAATCCATCGCCAATAACGCTTTCAAATTACATCGACACTGTGATCGGCAATACACAGGGTTCAATTCTGTACCGAAGCGGTACTACATGGACCACGTTGCCAGCAAGCACTTCTGGTCGGTATTTGCAAACAAAAGGACCAACAGCAAACCCGGCGTGGGTTGATTTGCCTGCGGTAACAGCCGTCACATCCATTACAGCGGGGACGGGGCTTTCTGGCGGAACAATCACGACATCCGGCACAATTAGCATTGCTAATACCGGAGTAACTCTGGGGGCATACGGATCAAGTGCATCCGTTCCAGTTTTTACAGTTAATGCCCAAGGCCAGCTTACTGCCGCTAGTAATGCTACCATCAATGCGGTTACGTTAACCACTGGCACAATTACCGGAACCCCCGTAAACCCCACCGATATAGTCAACAAACAATATGCCGATGCTGTTGCTACGGGCTTGAAGTTTCATACTGCCTGTAAGTATGCAACAACAGGGCCACTGACAGCGACATATGTTAATGGCGCATCAGGTGTCGGCGCGACCTTAACAAACAACGGAACTTTGACTGCCCTTGTCGTTGATAGCGGCAGTGTAGCTGTTAATGACCGCATTCTTGTTAGGGCGCAATCAAATGCCGCCCAAAACGGTGTTTATACTGTAACAACAGTTGGGTCTGGGTCGGCGGCTTGGGTGCTTACCCGTGCGACTGATTACAACACGGCTGGCCCACTTAATGACCAAATTGATCAAGGTGACTTTATCTTTGTCACCAATGGCACCCAGTATGGCAGTTCGTCGTGGGTGCAGCAGACACGGCTTCCGATTACAATTGGGACAACTGCTATTGTTTTTGTGCAGTTTAGCCAACTTACCAATTATACTGCTGGCACTGGGTTAACTCTGACGGGCCAGCAATTCAGTATCACCAACACGGCTGTTACTGCTGGCGCGTACGGCTCGGCATCCAAAGTCGGAACCTTTACCGTCAATGCTCAGGGTCAACTTACGGCAGCGGCCAATGCTAATATTGCCGTTGATGCGTCCGCCATTACAACTGGCACGTTAGGCGTTGGAAGGGGCGGCACGGGCCTGCAATCATTTACCGCTGGCAATCTCCTATACGCCACAGCGGCGACTACCCTTGCGGGGCTTCCTATTGGGACTGCGGGGCAAGTTCTTACTGTGTCTTCCACTGGATTGCCCGCGTGGATTAACTCCAATGGCGGCGTACAGTCATTTAGTGCCGGAACAACAGGTCTGCTTCCCGCAGGTGCAACACAGGGCGCAATTACCCTTACTGGCACGTTGAACATTGCCAACGGCGGTACAGGCGCAATAACAGCGGCTGCGGCAAGGACAAATCTTGGCCTTGGCACGATGGCGATTCAAAACGCTGTTTCTGTTGCCATTACAGGCGGCGCGATTAATGGGACCGTGATTGGTGCGACAGCACCAGCGGCAATCACTGGAACGACCATTTCATCTAATTTTGGTATGACCGCCGGAACTCAGGGTGTCTATTCATACGGAACCCTTAGTTATAGCGACAGCGGAATCATGGCATCTTTTGCCAGCAACACCACAAGCTACAACCAACTTGTTCTCCAAAATACATCTAACAACCCTGCTGCTTCGACCAACCTCAATGTGTCGAATGATGCTGCAACTGCAACCACCAATTTTGGTGAGTTCGGTATCAACTCATCGGCGTTCTCTGGTTCTGGGTCATTTAACCGCCCTGGGGCGGTTTACCTTGCATCTGCCTCAACTGATCTAGTTATCGGAACTTATGGCGCAAATGCAATTCATTTTGTCGCAGCTTCGGGAACAACTGATGCTGTAACCATTGCGTCAAATGGCAGCGTATCGTTTCCGACCACTGGGTCAATAACAATTCCTGTTGGAAATACCGCAACTCGCCCAGTTACAGCAGTTGCTGGCATGTTCCGTTTTAATAATCAAACAACTACGTTTGAAGGTTACAACGGGACAGTTTGGACTTCTGCCACAGGCGGTGTCACTTCGTTTAGCGCAATAAATACAGGGCTTACGCCAAATGTGGCCACGAATGGTGACGTTGTCCTTAGCGGCGTTTTGAACGGAGCGACAGGCGGCACGGGCGTAGCCAATACAGGCAAGACAATTACCCTTGGCGGCAATTTTGCCACCGTAGGCGGGTTCCCAATTACTTTTACTGCATCAGCAGCAACTTCGCTTATATTGCCTACTACTGGAACCGTTGTGACTACAACGGCAACACAGACGTTGACCAACAAACGGTTTACGCCTCGTGTGGTTTCCATTGCAACTGCAACCGCCATTACACCGCCATCGGACACATGCGATACATATGACGTAACAGCTTTGGCAACTGGCACAACAATAAGTGCGCCGTCTGGAACGCCAACCAATAGTCAGAAAATTCTTATCCGCATTTATAGTGCTGCGGCGCAGGCTCTGGCTTGGGATACTGCTACTTATCGGCCAGTTGGGTTTACTTTACCTACATCTACTGGAGCAGGAAAATGGACATATATTGGAACGGTGTATAACTCCAATGACCTCAAATGGGATGTGATCGCTGTCGGTCAGCAAGCGTAAAGGTTTGAACGATGGCAACAATTAGCAGGTGGTGGGTTTCTGGTGGTAATGGCGTCTGGAACAGTACAACAAATTGGTCCACAGCATCTGGAGGCCCAAGGGGTGCTTCCGCTCCAACAAGCGCACCTGACGCATACAGTGTTTATTTTGACGCCAACTCAGGGACTGGAATATCAACTATTTCTGTGACTGTCACAATTGTAGGGCTTGATTGCACAGGTTTCCGCGGGACACTTTCAATACCAACAGGAATATCATTGATTGTTGCCGGAGATGTTACTTTATCTGCTACGGCTACATATACGGGTGCTGGATTTTTTACTATTAGTATCCCCGATGCAACAACGCGAACATTGACGACCAACAATGCAATTTTGCAATACTCTCTGTTGCGTTTTAATGGCGTAACGCAAGCTACATCAATTGTAACTTTAGTTGGTGCGTTAAATGTTACTTCATTAACTTCTACGCCAACTTTTCGCGCAACAAGTTGTACTGTAAATCTTAACAGTTATGTCATAACTTGCGGTGTTCTCTCTGCAACTACTGGTGCTACATTTGCGTATGGAAGCTCTGGAACGAGTGCAATTGTCATCCCTACAGGTGGCCTTGCAAATAATACCCAAGTTGTTAATTTTAATGCCCCAGCAACTACTAATTCAACTTCTTCTGGTGCCCAGCGGCCTGTCATTCGGTTGACTTACACTGGAAATGTTGGGAGTCGCCTTGTACTCGATCAAAGCGGGGCATTTGATTATGTTTGGTCAGGGGCGGATATAAGCAATTCTCTATCACTTTCATGCATAAATCTTGATTTAAGCAATTTCACTGGTTCAATATTAATGGCAACTGCCATGAGCATTTCTGGCGATTTGACATTAAACACCGCGACCCAATGGGTTGCATCTACTCTTACGTTAACTTTTAATGGAACTGGCACTCAAAATATTAATACCCGAAATGTTGTTCCATTAAACTGTCCTGTTACCTTTTCTGGCACGGGGCCGTATGTTCTTCAGGCTAATCTGTCGCTAGGGTCATTAGCAAGAACAACAACTCTAACTTCGGGTACTTTAAATCTGAATGGCAAGAACCTCTTTGTTTATAATTTCGCCTCTAGTGGCACTACTGCGCGGGGCATCACGTTCGGCGGCGGGAAAATTTATGTAGCTGGTACAACCTCCGCTTGGATAGCAACAGTTGGAACCAACTTGACAGTAACTGGCTCTGGGTCAATTGAACTTACAAGTACAGTAGCAACCACAAGAATATTTGATGGGGGTAGCGTTGCCTATAATGGAATTACCATCATTATTTCAGGTGCTGCTACGGGAAACATTACATCTTTTAAAGGAAGCAATTCTTTCTACAGCATGATTAATACAATTTCGCCGCAGACTATATGGTTTGACCCTAATACAACAACAATATTTACAGATGATTTTCAACTAAACGGATCATCTGGCAAAAATATTATTATTACAATGCAAACTCCTGCTGCCCCGCAAACAAGCGCACCAAACTTTGCCAAGCCAAGCGGGACGGTTGTTTGCAACTTTGCCACAATTAGTTGGAATAACGCGTCATATACGGGTAGCCCCGCAACCAGTGCGTTTACATCTGTTTGGCAAATTGGTACTGGTTCTTCGACTGCCAATGTAACCGGATGGGGAAGGTCTGCGGGTACCGCAGATTTCATCTCCTTCTTTTACCCATAAGGAAATGAAAAATGATCACTCTTAATTTAACTGTCGCCCAAGTTAACGCAATTCTTGCTGCATTAGGTCAAAGGCCTTATGTTGAAGTTGCAGATTTAATTGCAGTTATTAAAGTTGACGCTGAAAAACAATTGGCTCCCAAGCCATCAGAGCCTGACGAGGACTAACATGGATACGCAGGTCATATTTAACATTGCCGTCTCCTGCGCTGGGGGGTTGGCCTTATGGGTGTTGAATGAAATGACCCGCAAAATACAACGCCTTGAGGACAGAGTTGACGAGGCGCATCGCAACTTTGTCACCAAGGATGATTATCGGGGCGACATCCGCGAGATAAAAGAAATCCTGAGCAAGATTTTCGACAAGTTGGACAACAAGGCCGACAAATGATTGATACGGACGCCATCACCAAACCTGTTGCCGTTATGACTGCGGTCATAGCGATGATTGGCGGTGGGTATTCGTTGTTTGAAAAAATCAAGCTGCCGCCAAAAGACATCCTAAAGTGGGATGCGGATCATTTTAGTGTCTCCAACAGCCATGCTTACGGCGCATTTAAAGTGGTGGTTGCGCGTCAAAAAATTCGTGACGATTGCACCGTTGAAGAATTTGGACTTGAAGTGCGTGATTCCGAGTACATTGTTCACAACGCTAAACCATCCGTTGCTAAGTTTTCGGGGCCAGCGACTCCCGCAGTAGACAAATTCGGGTATACGATAACCCTTGAGAATCCCGATAGCGTTGCTGTCGGTCCGGCAAAGTTATTCGCCCGTATCGTATACAAGTGTCCTGAAGGAAATGTTATAATTTCCTACCCCGACCACCAGAACCTAAGTTTCAACATTGAGGACAAATAGCCATGAGAATGTCTACCGAAAACAGACGTGACCTACTCCAGAAGTTTGAAGGGTGCAAGCTGAAGGCGTACAAGTGCCCCGCAGGCGTCTGGACAATCGGTTATGGCCACACATCCGCTGCTGGCAATCCAGCGGTCACAGAGGGCATGGTAATCACTCAGGTTGAGGCCGAAAACATTTTGGCCAAAGACTTGGCTGTGTTCGAGGCAGGCGTCAACAAGTGCGTTACCGTTTCAATAAGCCAACACCAGTTCGACGTTCTGGTGGACTTTGCCTATAACGCTGGCCTCGGTGCATTGCAGAAGTCTACCCTGCTCAAAAAGGTCAACGCTGGTGACTTTGACGCGGTGCCGTCAGAACTGATGAAGTGGACCAAAGGCGGGGGTAAAGAATTGCCAGGCCTTGTTCGTCGTCGTCAGGCCGAGATCGCCGTATGGACAAAGGTGGATACCCACCCGCACGAGCAGGAAGATCACCGCGCCGAGCCAGACGCACAGCCAACCAAGACCATGATGGATAGTAAGCAGGGTAACGCTGCCCTTGCAACGACCGCCATTGGTGGCCTGAGTGCTGCCAAGGAAGTCACCGCGCAGGTGCAGGATGCCTCCGACCTGATGGGCACGATCACTGGCCTGCTGCACAACCAAAACTTCCTGCTGATGCTTGCCCTCGTGGGTATTGGCGGTGCGATCTGGTATTGGCGCAAACAACACATGGATGCAACGGGCCAATGATCGCGTTCCTGCTCACACCAATCGGTCGGTATGTTGCCATTGCCGTCATTGTAGTGATGGCATTGACTGGCGTTTATTATAAAATCCGTGCGGACGCCATAGCCGAAATTGAAGCTGCGGCACAGGCAGACGTTCTGAGGAGGACACAAAATGCGATACATGCTGGCGATAGCGTTGCTGACGATCCTGCCAAGTTGCGCGAGCGTGACAAGCACCAGCGCGACTAACGGTGCCGTCTGCGAAGTGTGGGGCGATATTTCTTGGTCAGCTAAAGATACAGACCAAACTATCAAGGACATCAAGGTTAATAACGCTCGCCGAGATGGGTGGTGCAATGGAGCGCGATAAGTGTTACAATGCGCCAATAATGGAGTTCTCCGATGACAACTGGTCTGACTTACACAACCTATAAAACTCAGATTGCCACTATGGCGGTGGTTGAGGAAACAGACCCTGCTTTTGTCACAATACTCCCGCAGATGCTGACTTACGCTGAAAACCGCATATACCGCGATCTGGACTTCATGTTCACATCGACATCAGTTCAGGGCTACCAGTTTACTACAGGTGATCGTAATTTGACGATCCCGTACAATCTGGCAGACGGTTCCGGCAACTTTGTAGTGAGCGAACAGATTAATGTCATCACCCCCGTTGGCACAAGTGACCCCGATTTGGGGACACGCACACCATTGCTGCCTACCACCAAAGAGTTTTTAGATGCGGTATATGGTTCGTCTACCTATAGGGGCACTCCGCAATATTTCGTGCCGTTCAATGACAACCTGTTTTTAGTTGGGCCATTTCCTGACGCGGCATACTTCGTCGAAGTTGTTGGCACATATCGTCCGATTAGTTTGTCATCTACTAGCGTATGGAACGGTGTGCAGGGCACGACATTTATCAGTACCTATTTGCCTGAAACCCTAATTATGGCTTCAATGGTTTATATTTCGGCCTACCAGCGCAACTTTGGCCGCATGAATGATGACCCGCAAATGGCCCAGTCGTATGAAAGCCAATATCAGGCTCTGATCAAATCGGCTATGTCTGAAGAAAACCGCAAGAAATATGAATCTGCCGCGTGGTCGTCACAGTCAATGGCGACAACTGCAACCCCATCGAGGGGGTAAAACATGCCCCATGCATCGTTTAAAGTTATTCCTGGTGTCGATACCACCAAGACACCTGCGCTTAACGAAGCCGCTATTTCGCAAAGCCAGTTGATTCGGTTTGTCCCTGATAGAACCCTTGGCGGCTTAGTTCAGAAGCTGGGCGGATGGACAAAGTTTTGCTTAAATAACATACGTTCTATCGTCCGTTGCCTATGGGCATGGGAAGATACTAATGCCCATTCATATTTGGGAATTGGAGCGGAAGGTGTTTCAGCAGGCGGCGGATTTACTCTTCAAGTAAAAAAATCCACCGATACTGACCCTATTGATATTACTCCTCAAACTTCAATAGTTAACATCGCCGTAAATTTTTCAACAACGGTTGGTAGTAATGCTGTTACCATTACAGATGTTGGCCGGAATGCTGATAATTACGATGTGGTGGATATTCAAACGCAAGTAAGCGTTGGCGGCATTGTTTTGTTTGGGCAATATCAAATTTATAACCCAGGCGGTTCTGCCAATACTTATACAATCTACGCCACAAATATTTTTGGTGATCCCGATAATGCAACATCGACCGTTGCAAACGGGGGCATTGTACCTTTAATTGGAACCACTAGTGGCAGTAGTTTTGCTAACATTACACTTCCAAACCACGGATATATTATCGGTGATACATTTCCTATTTTAGTTAGTACGACTGTAGGGGGGGTTATATTTTTTGGAAATTCTATTGTTACTGATGTTAGTTCAACCAGTGCTTTTCAAATATCTGGACAAACAGTAGCATCTTCTACAGCCACTGGTTATGTTAATTCAGGCTTGGTTCATTTTCTTTACTATAATGGGGTTGGCGCACTTTCCGCTGGCACAGGTTACGGCATTGGCGCATATGGCGCGGGGGGCTACGGCACAGGTGTCGCTCCTACCCCAGGCACGGGGAATAAAATTAACGCTATGGATTGGTCATTGGATAACTGGGGAGAAACATTAATTGCAAGCCCTCTTAATGGCCCTATTTACCAATGGTCTCCATTAAGTGGCCCCCCCACTGCATTAATTATTCCAGAAGCTCCCCCCGTAAACAAAGGGTGCTTTGTGGCAATGCCGCAACGGCAGATTATTGCGTGGGGTTCGACATTCACGGGTATCATTGATCCAATGCTGACCCGTTGGTGTGACGTTAATAATTATAACAATTGGACAGCCTTGATTACCAACCAAGCTGGTTCGTTCCGCATTCCAAAAGGCTCCCGCATTGTTCAATGCATTCAAGGCCCGCAACAGGGGCTTGTCTGGACCGATTTGGGCGTGTGGGCCATGCAATATGTCGGGCCACCCTATGTCTATCAATTCAACGAACTTGGCAATGGGTGCGGGTTAATTGGCCGTAAAGCTGCTGGTTCAATGAACGGTGGAGTCTACTGGATGGGGCCAAGTCAATTCTATCGTTTAGCAGGCAATGGCGTTGAACCAATCAAGTGCCCTGTCTGGGATGTTATTTTCCAAGATTTGGATATCAATAACCTTGATAAGATTAGAATTGCCCCTAATTCTCGGTTTGGCGAAGTTGCATGGTATTACCCAACTCAAGGTAACGGCGGGGAAATAAGCAATTACGTTAAATACAATATTCTGTTGGATCAGTGGGATTATGGTACATTAGCGCGGACGGCATGGATCAATGAATCGGTTCTTGGCCCTCCTATCGGTGCGGCCCCTAATACTTATATTTATCAGCATGAAACATCACCAAATGCTGATGGCGAAATAATGACTTCGTACTTTCAAACGGGTTATTTTGCGTTAACCGAAGCAAACGTCAAAATGTTTGTAGATCAGGTTTGGCCCGATATGAAATGGGGCTATTACGGCGATACAACCCCAAATGCCAACATTTTGTTGACGTTTTATGTAACCGACTATGCGGGGCAAACGCCAATCCAATATGGGCCATTTACAATGACGCAATTGACTACCTATGTTACGCCGCGGTTCCGTGGTAGGTTGGTGTCAATTCGGGTTGAGAGCAACGACATCGACTCTTGGTGGCGGCTTGGCAACACTCGGTATCGTGTTCAAGAAGATGGGAAGTACTAACGATGGCATCGCTTGACGACATTCTCACTACGCAGAAAAACGGTGTTGTTGCAATCAACGGTGTTCAGCAGTCAAACTTGCGTGGCCAAGGAACGGCAACATCCAGCACCGTGACAGCAAGTACCCTTGTTATTGCTGGGAACGGTTACTTGGTCAGCTATACAGTTGTTGTCGCGGGAAGTGCCAACGGCCTAATCTATAATTCTGCCAGCGTTGCAGGTATCAGTGCCTCAAATGCCTTATGTGCCACAGACAAAACAGCAGTCGGTGTTTACAAAACTGGCCTTGCGTTTACCAATGGGTTGGTGATCGCGCCAGGCACTGGTCAATCAATCAATGTTACTTATTTTGTGGGGTAAACCATGCCGCTGAAATCAGGCAAATCTCAAGCCACCGTTTCCGGTAATATTTCCGAGATGGTTCGCGCTGGCCACCCACAGTCACAGGCAGTCGCGGCGGCTCTTAACAAGGCGCGTCAGGGGCATGCTGATGGAGAACGGGTTGTTCCAGATTGGGCCAAAGAAGGCTACGACCCAACTAGCCGAAAGGCTCGTTTTGAACATTTGCGTCCCCCCGAAGACGATTTGATCTATGGAATGGCCAAGGGCAAGACTTTGTTGCCGCGCTCACGGTTCGAGGCTGGCCCAGAAGGTGACGCTCAGTATGCGCGTTATCTTGAATATCGTTCAGAATTTCATCCAACTGGTACCGTTGATCAACTTGCTGCAAAAGCGGCAGGGATTGCTGAAGAGCAAAAGAATGATTCCACATTTGGCACCAAAAGCACTTCTACCACTGGTGAACCATCATGGTGGGACAAGCCTGTTTGGAACAATCAAGAGCTTTTGCAGAAAGCTAAGGACGCTCTTGCATCTAAACCAAAAGTGGTTGAGCCGCCAAGGTTTAAACCTACCGATGACGTGTCAGCAAGTGTCGTGCCGCAGGTTGATGCGAACTATTCTTCTGTAAGCGCGCCATCAGCAGCAACAGGGCCAACAGAGTCTGCTCCACGCCAGCCAAGCGCGCTTCAGAATATGGTCAATAGGTTCCGCAACCCGCCTCCTCCTGCGCGTATTCCAAACACTGTTCAGGACCGCGATGTTTCCATTAATCAATATCAGCCGCCAGTTATGGCTGACAACTTGTATGATGTGTCCCCTATCGCGCCAACGCCAAACCCAATGCGTACTGCGGCCTTTGACGCGGCTGAAAGATACGGCGACTTAAACCTTTCCCCCAACGCCATTTCGCCACCGCCTATGCAGGGTCAAAGAGCAGCCCCTACGGCTTCTGCGGCACCTATGGCTCGTCCTGCCGCGCAATCGTCTGTTATGGGGCCGCCAGTCCCGCCGCGTAGCGAACTGCCGACAGGCATCTGGTCTGACAAAAACATTCAGCGCACTGGCTCCGGCGGTGAAGAAACTGCGTTGGACTTTATCCGCAATGCCGACATTTATAAGCAACGCGCAAAAGAAGAACAAGGGTACTCCACTGGCGGCACGATCCTTGAAGCCCTGCGCCGATCCCGTAGTCATTATGAAGACGGTGGCGATACAGGCGGCTCCCCTGGCAACGATGCTAGTGGCGGGTTTGGCGGCGGTATTGGTGATCCTTCAAGCAGCGGCGACATGGGTAATGGCGGTGGTGACGGTAATGGAAGTGGCGGCGGTGATGGGTATG